CGTGCCAATACCGTTAATCCCCGCAACAAGCTGACTAAAATTAACGTCAAGGTCAGACGCAGCCACAATGCCTGTCATTGTGCCAAATGTGTATGTGACTGATACAGGCAAAGACATCATGCTTCTCCAAAACAGTGATAATTATATACTATCACTGGTTAAAATACCACCATGCAATGTTCCCGTTATTCTCTTGGAAATAAACAGGTTGCCCTGAATTATTAACAAACTGATAAGCGGTAGATTTGCCGTCAAAATTACCGATGCCAATGATTGGAATCTGCTGGTAATTGTATGGCAACCCGACAGAACATGCCGCAACAATGGTGGTGTTTGTGTACCAAGACCCCGGAACAACAGTTTGGAACGGGACAATTTCATAAGTAAATACAAGGTCATTTACAACTGTCACGCTGTAAAAGCCCATGATTTGGTTGTTGGACGTGCCAGTTACCGCCACTTGGCTGTTTGTGACAAGGCCATGCGGAGTATTGCAGATGACAGTTATGACATCCGTGCCAATGGTTGTTATTGACGCAACATTCAGTTTAACATCAAAGAATGTAATATCTTTGAGCGGCATAATGCCATTTGGGTCCAGCCCGAGCGGAGGCCCGACAGGTTGTGTCGTAATATTGACACCGCTTTCTGTCGTCAAATCAGCGCCCTGTGGCACAGGAATACCGACATATGGCGCGGTTGTAAACGGTGTCTGTGCAAACAAATCATCAACTTCAGCCGTGACATAATCCTGAATACGCGGATTTTGAATTGGCACGGGATCAGCAGGAACCACTATGGCTCGTAACTGCTCCTGCGGCTCGTCGTAACAACGGCTGCAAACCAACAAACGCAAATTTTGCAAAGAAGTGCCGCGCCAGTCAAACTGCCACCGCAAATTGACATGATTATAGGTAAACCCGCACCTGTCACAAATGGCAAATGCTTGTGGGTTTGAAGGATTAGTATGCGCTCTGCCTGATCTGGAAGCGTAACCCATTTACGCCTCCTCTAAATATTTGAATACTCTTCCTGCGGCAGTTTTGCGCTTGCCTGTGCAAACCAATGAAATGCAAGAAACAGATTTTAATCCGTAAAAAGCGGTGGCTTCAGCCGCTGAATTATATGTAACGGAATCATTAAGACATATAACTTTTTTACTACCAGCACCAAACCTGCCAACTAAAGATTTAGATAGCATTTCCTTATGCTTTTCGGTCCTTTTAGGTAATTTAGCGCCTTTTCTTTTTTTGTTTGAGGCTATTATTGCGTTAATTACTGATTGTTGTTTCTTTTTACCTTTTAAGGCTAATGAAATTTTTGTTTTATGTTCTTCGGAATGCTTGCCAGTTTTACCTTCGCCGCCAAAAGACAAATTAGCCAAATTGACGTTATTGGTTTTCCAAAACAAAATTCTTTCACACTCTAATGTAAAAGCATCATTTTCCGACAATCCGCTTGCCACTATTTTGATTTCAACCGCGAATCCACTCCTAAACAACTTTTTTTGAATAGATTTATGGTAAAAATTTCTTGAACTCATATTATATGCGCGTTTTCCTTTGCCTTTACCTACATAAAAGCATTCATCTTTATCTGTTCTCCAATGTTCATATACATAAAATATATTCATCGGAAATAACCACTTATTTGCGGAGAAATGTACTGTTGCACCCATTCCGTGTCCTGATCTGCGGCAATCTGATATGATTCATCCGCCAGCGGCTTTAAAATGGCAACTTTATCAGGAGAGAACATTACTGCAAGCCTTGCTGCCAAACCATAAGCAAATGCTTCCAACCACCTGTAAGGAATTTCAACATTTTGGCCGCTGGTAAAGTTTGAATCTTGGATTTGACGAACACGGTAATACTTTAGAACTTGTGCGCTATTACCATCAGGAACGGGCCAAAGGGTAATTGTCGGCGACAGTAACCGGTCAAACCAGTAAACAGTTGTGAACCCTTGCTGTGACTTATTTGGATATGACGCATATTCCGTGCGGGAAATAGGCATGATGATTCGGTCTATCTCGGAACCAGAATTTGTAATGCCCAAGTAAGCGTCAAGAATCATGACAGTGTTAGCGTCAACCGAGTAAGTTGATTGCCCAGCTACCAATGGCACGGTTACAAGGTCAACTGCCCACAGGTTTACACCTTGGTTTGACCACCGCGCCAGCATGAGGTTTGACGACATACGCGCCGCTTCCATATGCTCTTGCAGAAGCGCCGTGTTCCTAATCCCGCAGAGGTTAAATGAATATAGGGTTAATTCACCTAAACTTGGATTAAATGCGTATGTCCCGCTGGTGGTCATAGGACATCCTTACAGTGTGCCGGAGTTCTTAACCAGAATACCGCCAATGTTAATGCTGACCGTTGCTGCTGTTGCAGCGCTGGATGCAATCTGCCACCGCAAATCCGTCTTTTCAGCATATGGTAGCGGGAAATGACGTTGCACTTCATAAGTTGTGTTAAACGGTGTCTGCACAATCATCTTTTGCACACCCGCAGAAGAGTTCGTAAGTGCGCGGTAAGTTGTGTAGTTGGCTGTATTGCCGTTGAAAGACGAATAAGCACCGTAACGGTATCCATAAAATGTATAACCAGCAGGAACGGTAAACACTGCCATTTGGGTCTGCCCAAGGCTGGAAGTAGTACCGTTGAACACACCGGTGTTAATTTGGGCATATGTAACAGTGCTGTTTTTGAGAGTAACAACACCCGATGGGTTTGTTGCGCTGCCAACAGCTACAAACATTTGGTTGATACGAAAATACTGGTTTACAGTTGGCACGTTTGTCGTGCCATTCAGAACAAGGTTTTCTGTAATAACAGCGTAATTAGCGTCAAGGCCAACAATAGTAATGGTTGCCGTGTCACCAGCGGTATCACTTGCTAACTGCATGGTAAGCGCTGAACCGGGGAAAACATACTCAGTTGTAGCCATGTTTTCCCACACGGTGCGGAACACACCGGCAGTTGCAGGCGTTGTGCCATAAGCAAACACGTTCTGAGGATTATGCAGGGAGATTTGACCGCGAGATACTTGCAGCTCAAAAGGCTCATACCTGCCATTTTGTGTAATGGAGAAATTTTGTGAGTTAATACCGTCTAAAGTACCCATCTTATCGGCCCTTCTTTGCTACAGCAATATTATCCACAGCGTTGGGATAAGGCCGTCCCGCAGCTCGTGCGCGGGCCTTTGCTTGGTTTTCTTGCTTGCGTGACAAATGTTTTGTCACATGACTTTCAGGGGCTTTTGTATCCCAAAAAGGTTTTTTTGTCATCAGCAATCCCACTTACGCAATGATTTGTTAATGCGGCTATTAGGATCAGCAGCAGCCGCCGCGCCAGTAAGTTTGCGCTTTGCTCCTGTCATGCGCTCACAGAATGACTTGTGGCGCGGATTGTCATGATCTTTGCTCGGAGCTTTCAACGTCCCACCTGTTTCAGAATGGTAAGACGCACGACCCTTGGCGCTCAAACCGCCAGACGGTGATTTGCCTTCAGCGCGTTGCCAAGCGGGAGATTTAGCCATTTGTCCACCCCTTTAGACAAACGGGGGCATTTTCGCCCCCGCTGTCAAGTTACTATACTGATAGCGGGCATCAGTATTCTTTAGACAACGTGCCAGAGACATTACGCCCCTTTGCTGGGGTGCTGGTCTGAGCAGCAGCCCATTCATTGCCAGCCAAACGGCCACCGGACTTGCGGGGCTTGCGGCCAGCATGATGCTTGGCATGTTCGCCATGAGCGTGCATTTCATGGTGCTTACCAGCATGTTTGCGGTGCTTAGTGCCGCCGCCATGCTTGTAATGCTCTTCATGCTCACCGGTCTGAGGAAGAGCGCCGCCATGCTTACGCTTATGACGCTTCTTCTCATGCTCTTCTTCCATCATGCCATGAGCATGATGAGCAGGATGCTTGTGATGAGCATGAAGAGGGTGATGTGCATGATGACCATGATGCTCATGATGACCATGATGTTTAACATGACCACCGCGCTTACGCTTTACTGCCTCTTTGGCAACATTGCTGTCAGCGGTGTAGTCCATGTTCTTGTGATGTGCGTCCATAGCGGCCTCATTGACTCCGCCGGATGCCCGATGCTTACGTTCAGTCATTTTTCATCCCTCCAGATTAGGATGCGTTGTTAATGCCCTGCAAGTAAGTCACAGTCAAAGTGCCTACCCCAGAACCAGTGTTGGAGGATGTAACAACGAGTTGCACATCAGTTGGGCCACCGGTTTGAAAGGTGGAGTTGCTGATGTTGTCCCAGTTTGCAATCTGAGCCGCTGTACTAGGTGAAATAGCCACCCGGCCAGTGGAAGCCCCAGATTGCGTCAAAGGGGCAAACGCTGTGACGTTAGTTGTACCCGCTGTAGCACCTACAGCAAAGGTGGTTAATGCGCCTGTCCAAGCAGTCGTGACCATCATGGTGATGGACAAAATCTGACTTTGGGCAGGAATAGTGATAGAGCATCCGCCATTAGCCTGAGTAACAACTTCCGACTGACCCATAACAACATAACCGATATTTTGCGTACCAGTTGTGCCAGCAAGGGCAGCAAGGTTGCCTGTACCGTCTGATTGAAAGACGTTACCTGCCAAGAGAGGACCCGTGAACAGGGTCCCCGGCTGTACCGGGGAACCATTTGGGTTGGGGTAAAACCCCGGTTGCATGTCATTGACAACAGTAGCCATGGGTCAACTCCTTATGAGGTTGGGAAGGAGCCCCAGATGGCACGCCAGTTGTAGTAGCCAAAGCTGTAACGCTCATAGCCCTTAACCAGCAGGTTATCTGTGACGAAGTCAACTTGCATGTCCGTCTCAAATTTGACACGCTCCATATAGGAGAGACCGTCAATGTTTGTGAGCAGGAACCAAGGATAGGCCGAGGTCAAGAAGTCGTTGACCATGTAGCCTTCTGGCAAACCACCAGCCGTGAAACCGATAGCATTCACGTCATTGTCGGCAGTACCGGGACGCAGCTCAGTCTTGGTCAGACGGATAGCCACTGGCTCGTTCTGAGGAGCAATGATGAGCTTACGGCCACGAGCAAACACCTTCAGACCAGCCTGATCCTTGAAGTTGGTACGGATGGAAATCATAGCGTTCAACAGTGTGGCCTCGTTCAAGTCCACGTTAGTTGTCGGTACGTTTGACACCGTGCCACCGTCAATAGGATGTGAGGCGGAGCAGAGAGCTACACCGTCACCGCCGACTGCGGAGTTGTAAGTGGTTGCAGTGTTTAGGATGTTTGCGCCGTAAATTTCCTTGGTCTGCTGGAAGGATTCAATCAGACCGAGGTTGGAAGGTGCAAACTGGGTTTTGTACAGGTTGTCATCAATTGCCTTACGGGTAATTGCATAACCGAGAGCAATTTCAGTGTGTTCCTGATTGTAGATGTAGCGCTCACCAGCGTTGTTATCAAAAGCGGTCTGACCGCCTTCAGTTTTCAACTGCGCCAAGCCGAGGTAACGCATTTCAGCGGTGCGTTCCAGAGCCATGCGTGATTCATGCTTAGTGAAGATTTTGTCGTACTGAGATGGGATCATCTCGTACTTGCCTTCAACCCCACGGAGGCCGGGGAGGAGAAGGTCTTTAATTGCCGATAAATTGACAGCCATTTTACCTTACTCCTTATACGCCAGAGAAGTTACGAGTTACGACATTGTTGAAGGAAACAATGGCATAGTCGTAAGCCTGACCGCTGGACAACGTGCCTTGAACGCCGGGAGGATCATTGACGATACCAACCACTTTGAACGGTGCGTAGACGTTGTAAGTTGAAGTGTTGAGCGTAGTCGTGTCCAAATACGCGCCAGAAAGACCGTTTGCAGTGTTGCCGGAGCCGATAACAAAACCGATGGTTGAGTTAATGTCAGCAATTGCCAAGCCAGTAGCGTCTGACTGTGCAACAAACTTAGCGTTTGGATCATTCACAATGTAAGCTGTGACATAGTTGCCGGAAGCAACGTCAGAACCGGGCCAATAGTTTGACCAAACGGTACGCTTCTGAACAACCGAGAGGTATTGGCAACCTTGGAAGATACCTGCAATACCGAGAGCAGCAGGAGTAGCACCAGTAGAAGCAGCACGGGCAACAGTGCCGTCTGACTGCCAAGTTACTGGATCACCATAGTAAATAGCACTGGCGTTGTAAGCAACGAGGGCCGCAACCTGTTCATAGGTCGGAGCGGAACCAGTACCCTGATATTGACGGAAACCGAATGGCGCTGATACGTTAGCCATGATGGTTCCTCCTTTTTACAGGAAAGTCCATCATCTCGCACCGGGGAGACTCAAAGACCGGAAATAGGCGGTCCTTCCACGCCGGGGGAAGGTTGACTTATTAAGTCATGCTGTTTGTCATAACATATGTCATGACATGAAGTAAAGGGGGCCGTAGCCCCCTTTTTGACATTAGTCCCGTGGCACAGGAACAGACTCGTAGCTGTTTTTGACACGAGCCTGAGCTTGCGGATGGTTGCGCTCAAAGTGACCCTGAGGAGCCTCGTTGAGCTGCTGCTGTTTGGCAACAACCTGATCCCGCGCACGTTTCTTATCCAACTGCTGCATCTTCTCAGTAATACTAAGTGGACGCTGCATAAGGATCATGCCTTTACGCTCAATAATAGCGTTTTTAGTCCCTAAAGGCATAGTTTCTGGATGACGAGATGATGGAACAGGCTCCCAGCCAGTATATTGAAGCTGCGTCAGATAAGAAGATTGTTCCTGACCCATAACTTCTTTGCGCTTCCATTCATATGACCATCCATCCGGCGGACGAGGTGCCAAAAATTCATCAACGCCTTGGTCTACGTCACCAATGTTGTTCAGAATTTCCGCTGCACGGCGTTCAGCCGCAATGCGGGGGTCTTCTTCCCGTAGTGGTGGTCGCATAGAAGGACGATCCACAGTTGGAAGCACATCGTCCACCTTGGCGGCGACTGATTCTACAATCTCATTAACGTCTTTTGTCATTTCTTCCAATGACTTAGACAGCAATGAAGGTTTGCGGACCTGTTTTGTGCGCCGTGGCGCTCTTGATTCGGTGTTCATGTTATGTTCCTTTAATTCCGATTACGCTCATCTTGAAGAATGTCGTAATACTCCTTGGGAGTGAGGCCGCTAATCTTTGCAGCCTCTACTTGTTCTGCTGTAAGCCGGATGGTGCGTGAATTTGACGACCCAACCGAGCCAGAACGTGACACTGGCGCAGCAGCAGGAGCCGAACGGCGTTGAGTCGGGGCAGAAGCCGCTGACATAACGGGTTCCTGCTCTTCATAACGCGGTTCTTGGCGCGGTTGAGCCTTGTTTAGACCCAAACGGTTCTCCAAAAACCCAAAATACGCATCTGATTCGGGGATAATCCCGTGGTCAATTGCGTCTTCATGCGCTCGTGCCATGATTCGGATGGTCCGAGAGTCCTGAATGTGTGACCTATTGCGCTCCAACCACTGTGCAGAACGTGGTGTGACACGCTGGATAAGGTCATCCACCGTAGGACCATCATGTTGCGGCTGTTCAACCTGTTTAACAGGCTCCCGCTTCAGCTCGTCCAGCCCATTTTGGAGCTGAACCATCTTGTTAATGTTAAGCTGGAAGGCTTCCTGCATCTCAACAGCGCGGTCATAGTCACCGACAACCATAAGCTCTTTAATATTAGCTTTTAGGTAGTCTTGTTCACGCTTTAAGTTGTCCAAAGCGCTGCTAACAAGACTGATTCGGTGTTCGCCGGTCTCATTTGCAGCCTTTGTTGCAGCCGTTTGTGCCTCACGAGCCCGTTTTTCGGCCTCTTGACGCGCCAGACGCTCTTCTTCCAGCTTTTTCCGAAGCTCCTCAATGCCTTCTTCCGGCGCTACACCGGTGTCATCTTTGATTTCTTCTACGGCAACAACCTCAATTTCAGGCTCTTCCGCAGTAACTTCATCACTGACAATCTCAACTTGAGGTTCTAGCTCTTTTTCAGTTTGCTTTTTTCTTGGCATATTTTACTCCTTACCAAACGCGGTCTGGATGATCTACGCGGCCCTTAATGTTGACATCCTCAATCATGCGGCAAAGAACGCCGTTGACTGTGATGCTCCAACCATCAGTAGGACGCATGACAACCCAGTCATTTATGTCAATTTTTACGCCTTTAAACCATTCACCAGCATGATCCTCAAAAGCGGACATGCCTTTTTTCAGCACCAAGCCAACTTTGCCTTGGAACCGATCTTCATCACGGTGCTTTTCTGTCAGGAAAATACCAGATTTAGTCTTCTCGGGGCGGAGATAAACCGCCACAAGCAATTGATTATTAAACACTTCTACTTGTGAAATGTCCCCAATCTCATTCAAGATTTCCTCGGCTGGATTGGTGTCATGACTCATTACCATATACGGCATTTAAACCCCCTAAGTTCTGCCATTCACGAGTGATTCGGCTTCCGCAATAAGCTGTATTGCCGAGCGCAAGCCTTCTACCTTCCCCACCCACTTGTTGTAGGTGTTGAAATTAAAACTTTCTGTGTGGTGAGCTGTCGTTAAATTTTCTTTAATCCGCTCAATTTCTTCTTCTATCATCTTGGTTGCTTCATTAGCCAATAACGTATTGTAAGTTAACATATTTTGCCCCCCGGCATTCCCCCTTGAGATTAGAGGGACGGAAGCCAAGGGGGGCTTGCTCCCGTCCCATACACAACCCGGTGAGGAGTGGTTGCGTATTACTTGCGCTTTTTGTAAGCGGCGATGTCAGATTTCTCCAGACGGCCTTCACCAGAAGCCGAGCCAGCAGTCATATCCTTGTAGGAATGGAATGCCCGGCCACCATGCTTACGGCCCATAGGGGGCTGTTGTGGCATTGGTTGTGGTGGCATTTGTGGCATCATAGGTGCGCCAGCCGCAGGGCCTAAAGGTTGCGGAGGAGGAACCGAGACTGGAGGGCGACCACCCGGAGGAGGGCCACCTTGCGGCATCATTCCACCTTGTGGCATTATGCTAGCAGGTTTTTCTTTTCCTGCCACAATGACATTAACTGTCATAGCTTTGCCACCGGACTTCCGTGCCATGCGCCCACCGGGAACAACGCCGGGAACTTTACCGGGATAGCTAGGGCCAGAGAATACACCGCCGCCTTCTTTGCGTTTTTTAGGCTTGGCTTCGCCACCCCAACAATGTTCCGCGCGACCGCCCTTTTTAAGGCCAGCACCGGGATATGTCATTTGCGGATACTCATGTGGCTCGGTGTATTTTGCGCCATAAGACTCTGAAGTGTCAGCTAAATTGTCAAGGCGTGCTTGGCGCAATTTGTCTTCAGCAGCGCGAGCTTTCAATGCAGGAGCAGCGCGGTCCATAAGCTCCATAGCTTCTGCGCTGAACTTACCGCCACCTTCCTTTTTCCCCGTGCGGGCAGAAGGCTTTACCATCTTGCGGATAAGCTGACGGTCAGCAGCCTCATCAGGGTGAGCTACCTTGCCGCCCTTTTTGTATGGGTTGCCTTGCGTCCCCATGCCAAAGTTAAGGCGGTTTTTGTCAACAATGTTCTGACGCGGGTCTTGGCCCGGCATTGCAGGCATACCCTGCGTATTTGCCACGTTCATGGAGGGTGCAGACGACATCATGTTGCCGGGCTGCATCATCGGCCCACCAAGGAACTTTTTGGCGCGGCCACCACGCTTTTTGCCCTCAGATGCGTCTTTTGACATCTTGGCTAATGCAGCACGGTCTTCAGCGGATGGCTCATTGTAAGAGCTTCTGCCAGTTGTTTTTGGCGCGTAATCAGGTGAATCAAGCCCGACAGCATCACGCAAGCGGTCAATACCTTGTTGGAACCAACCCCGGCCAAGATTATCTTTGCCAGCAGGATTGCCGTCAGCATGGTGCTCGCGTTTAATTTTGCCACCGCGCTTAAAGCCGCCAACATGCTTAACGCCTTCGCGCAGCTCGTTGGCTTCCCTAACGTCACGGTTAATGAGGCTGTTTGCGGAAATTGCTTTCCCGCCAGATTTGCGCGGTTTATGGCCTGCATGGGTTCTTGCTTTGTTCCCCGCAACTTTACCACCTGCTTTAAACTGGCGGCGGGAGATAGGACGAAGGCCCGTCTTGACTTCAGTTTCCAAAGGCTCGGGCGGAGTCCAAGTTGAGGAGTCAACTTTCTCGTGGGGGTCCGTTGTCAGCTTTTTGGCCTTAGCCTTCATAGCCGCACGGGCAGATTTTGCCATGTCGTTCATGGTAGCTCCATGGAGTTAAACGGTGCGTCCACCGTGCCAAACATACCGACTTGCTTGGCTAAGTCTTTGTGACATTACCATAAGTTTGTGGCAACGGATAGTGTCATTTAATCTCTTGCAACGGGTTTTGGTGCAAAGGTTCTTCCTGATTTTCCAGCCGGTTAAGCATTTCTTGTGGCACAAGATGCTGTGCCACGGCCAAACCTTGCGGGTTCTGCATGGCATCCTCAGCAAACTTCATGGCAGCAAGACGCTCGCGGCTCTCGCGGTCACGCTTGCGGTTAATGGCATCCAAGATTGAGTCCTGCTGCTTTTGCTGCATGTCTTCACGCTGCAACTGCATTTCCTGCATCTTAATCTGGTCTTGAATGCTTGGCTGACCATTTTGACCGTCACCGCCAGCTTTTGACAACACCTCTTTAGCACGAGCCATAGCAAGCGCGGCATCTGCCTCACCCTGTTTGGCGCGTGTCTGAGAATCCAACATGCGAGACTGTGCAGACATGGCTTCATTCTGCATTTTAGCTTGTGCCTGAATAAGCTCGGGCGGAGGCGCACCGGTCTGCGGAGCCAAGAACTGGCTCGGGTTTGTCCAGCCGAGGGCTTGCAAAGCAGCAGTATCAACAGCAATCGGGTCATAAAGAGCAGGGCTTGCAGCCGACAACTGCTTCAAAGCCGCCACCTTCATAAGGCGCTGGGTCTGACTTGCCGTGTTGGGGTCAGCCTGCGGGGTCAGCTCAATGTCATTGAGAGCCTGCAAAAATGTCTGCTCATCCCACGGCATAGAGGGACGGCGGTTTTTCTGCCAGAAGCTCTCTGGATTTTCTTGGAAGCACCGCACCAGAAGGGTAAATTCCTGTGATTGTGCTTGGTGCATCCGCTTATGGACCGAGTTAAGAACCTTCTGCGCTTGCTCAATCATAGCAAGAGTTGTGCCTACTGGCGCGTCTTGCTTGCCCTCTGTCACAGCCGCTTCAGATGTCCCGCCTACGCGCATCCCTGTTTCAGCCATGTTGTTGACAAGGTTCATCAACGCGCCAGAGGGTTCCTTATATGGCAATGGCATAATAGCCTGCGTAATGGGCATACCACCCGTCTTCACCAATGCGCCACCACCGGGAGGAACGCGGAAGATGTTGGTATTTTGCCGTGCGCCAGTGTCCGCCATAAGGAAACCGGGGAAGTTGTTATACATCCCAGCGTCCAGCAGCTCGCGCCATGCAGCCGTGATGGCATTGGTCGTATTGCCCAAAATGTGAAGCAAACCAATGTCATAGAAGCCCATGCCGGGGACAAAAGTGTATTTTACGAAGTTTTGCCGCGCTTCAGGAAGTTGAGCAGTGTCTTCATCATAGTTGCGGACAATTGAAAGCACTTCTTTGGAAGATACGTCAATTGTGACGCGGTAAGGAATTTCCAATCCAGTGTCTTTACCCTTCCAAGAATGCTCAAAGCCCGGGATGTCCAGCTCGCAATAGCACTCGTAAATTTCGCGGTCGCGGTCTTCAGGGCGGGTATCAGCGTCAGAAATGCCTTGTTGAGCGTTCTTTTCCCGCTTGTAACTGTCAAGGTCACGAGCTTTGGGGGTTGAAAGAGGTATATCTTTGTAAACACCCAAGATTTGCAAGCGCTTAACTGTGCTTGGACGCATAAACGTGCGGTGTGTAATGCGTTTAGCATTTTGGAGATCAGTGGCATTATTATTGACAATAAGATCATCTGCATCCACGCTTTCTGAGACCGGCCTGCCACGCAATGGGCAGAAATACACCTTTTTAAACGCCGTGCCACCAAACCCGAGCATCAGCAGCATACGGTCAGTGTCAGGATAATACTCCGAAGCTGTGACAGTCAGGTAATGGTTCATGTCACGCTGAAACGCATTGGCCGTTTGGTCTTCTTGCAGGCTTGCGTTGTTGTTATCATTACGGATTTTGACAGGTCCGTCCGTTGGCAGCATTTCTGCACGGGCGTTAGCTTGGAACCGAAGCACAGCTTCCAAAAGCAATGGATGCCGGACTTTACTCATTCCCTCCACCGGAGCACCATCAGACGCGCCAGCCACATTCGGTATCTCAATTTTGAGCCCCAGCAGCTTAACACCCTGTGACCGGCTTTCCACCCAGTCTTTCCGGCTCTCAAGGTCTTCTTCAATGCCCCGAATAAGATCACTTGCAATAGAACGGAGGTCATTTTCGTCAATTTCTTCAGCTAAATTGCGGAACCATGATTCGGTGTCACGCTTTTTCCGGTTCTCTTTAATGGGCTTGCCGTCCAAGGAAATGGTTACCGAGCCATCCCCATGTTTAATCTCAATGACGTTGCCATCCGAATCAAAAGTTGGCGTTTCGCCGTTTTCAATAACCTCAACAATGACATCTTCTGCCTGAGACTCTGGTTCGCCAAGCTCAAATGGGTTCATCCGCAGGTTGGGTGTTAAATCCGGTGTCATTGCCATATTAGTTCACCTGTCCAAAAAGGAGTGAAGCCTCGGTTTCAAAGCGCCGAATGCCCTGCTGCGCTGCCATATTATCAGATTTGGCAGAAATTTCATAGACTCTGGTGAAATTATAAGGTTCTTTGCCCCAAACGGTGACTTTAAACAGCCCTAAAGCAAGGGGCGTTGCGGGATGAATGACATCCACAATAGCTGAAGCAAGAACTGGTGTCATAACGCCCTCTTTTACCCCGGATATAGCGGTTCAAAGGCACCTTTGCCTTTAAACGCCAAATTAGCTTCCATTTCAGCAGACCATTCAGACCCCCGAATCAACACGCCCGTGTCACGGAGATGGCGCATTGCCATGCTGACAGTATCCACCAAGTCGTCATGTTTCCCTTTAGGGAACTGACCAACTTGCGTTATTACCATTTCTGCCCACTGTCGGATAGGGGCATAAACCAAACCCTCGGCAAACAAATGCTGGACGGAATAAAGCCGCGCCAGTTTGTCCATAGACTTGGGGTCAAACATCTGGATGCCAAACTTTGAGTTGCCAAACAAGCGTTTCATTTCCTGCGCCACGGAATAACCCGCCGCTTTGTTTTCAATCAGGACCACATCCACTTTCATAGTCCGGCAAGTGTCTTCCACCTTTGCCACAAGGTCATGTAGTTCATATCTGCCCTGCCAAGCGTTCATCAGTATGGCGCGTGGGTTGGTTTCATTGTGCTGACGATACATTTCCACACGGCCTTGGTGCCGCCCCGCAGCCATTGTTGGCGCGGTTGCCAGCGTGTCCGAGGTAAAAACACCCCAAACGGTCATAGCTGAGGGGTCATTTTCTGTTTTTGTGGTGTACGCAGTGTCCAAACAGGCCACAATATAGTCCATATTGGGGTAATTCTGCTCTTCCCAAGGCAACCACCACTCGCGCTTAATGATACCGCCGCCTTTTGGTTCGGGCCGCTGCTGCAATTGCCCGGCTGCGCCCCACGGGCCAAGACGTTTTTCCAAGATTACTATTTCCTCTTCCCCAAACCGTTCCGGCCAAAGCAGGCTGTTTTCTCTTTGTTCTAATATTTGTTGAGCTTCAAAGTCCCGCGCCATGCGGTCGCCGCTTGGGCCAACAAGCACTAACGGCTCCCCTTCATCATCCAAACCACGAGGGTCATTCCATTCAACACCGCCAAAGCGGGAATAACTATGCCTTTGCCATTCGTAGCGCATTGGGAGGCAGAGATGCGTCCACTCGCCTTCATCCGTAGACATGATATGGCCCGTAAGGTCTTCTTCAGACAATCTTTGCTGGATGACAATGAATGCACCAGTTTTTGGGTCATTAAGACGGGTTGAAAGGGCAGAGTCCCACCATTCAATGGTTGCCGTAATAGTGGCTTCCGAAAAGGCTTCCTGTGCAGCATTCGGATCGTCAACCACAATGATGCTGCCCCCTTCACCGGTGAGAGCTGATCCCACCGAGGTTGACAGGCGGGACCCATTTTTATCATTGTCAAAGCGGGTTTTTGTATTTTGGTCACCGGTTAACTTAAACCTTTCTCCCCATAATGACTGATACCAAGGGGACTCAATAAGACGGCGGCACTTAACCGAATCACGCAGTGAAAGCTGTTGGGCGTATGAGGCGTGAAGAAACTGAACACCCGGGCCAGATGTTGGGCCGGACCAAGGTTGAGCCCAAACCCATGCTGGAAATGCCACGGATGTCAAAGATGATTTGGAACAGCGGGGCGGAATGTTAATAATGAGCTTGCGGATGTCACCGTCTGCCACGGCTTGGAGATGTTCTGCCACGGCCTCAATAGGCCAACCGTCTGTAAATGCGCTTGAGTCTATATAGCGCCATGCGTTTTTAAGAAAAGTGTAAAGGCTGTCCTCACAGTCTGCCCTGTCCAGCTCCCGTAGGTTTTGGTCAATGTCATAAGAGTGACCGTCTAGGTCAAGTATTCCGCTCATCTTTTTTGCCGTGATCTTTAAATATTACTAAATTTGCCCCCAACGCGCCAAGGACAAGCTCCAATGTATGCAATTGTGGCATAACATTCAAGCGCCACCTTTCCAAAACGCGGGGCTTCACCCCAGCCTTGTCGGCAAGTTCTTGGTATGTTCTCCCTTGTTCATTCATCATCATAAAGATTTGCTGGACCAAGGGGTGTGCTTTCGTGGGGATTGTTTTGTTTTTACGCCGCATTGGTGTTTTGTGCTTTCTTATAGTTTTTCTTAGCATATTCAACCATTTGTTCCATAGAAACCGCGCCAATGGGTTGCCAGTCGGGGCAAGCTAAACCGCCCCAAGCGCCGCCATAGCGTGGAGTATCATGGTCAATACACAGGCATTTAGCAAGTTTGCACTGCCCATAATTGCCGAGATAATGCAACTGTTCTTCATTCATGAAAAGAAAATCACATAAAACACAGCCATGAGCCAAATGTAGAAAGCAACTACAAAGGCCCAATCTTTAACATCTTCAGGGCGTGACATCCGCCTGCTCCTTTTTACGCATCTTAGCAAGTTCCCTTTCAACGCCCTCTACAAGAGCGTCCAATTCTTTGTCCGTAAGTTTGCGGCTGACCGCTTTTTGAATGGAATCCAGAAGCAATAACCGCAATTCTAAGTTTTTCTTACGTTCCGCCGTAGCTTTACTTGGCCTTACACACATCAGTCACCTTTTTGTTTCCGAGCTTCCATCATACGGTCTGCTTGGTGGTATGCTATTGCAGCCATTTGCGTGGCTGTAACATCTTTTAATTTTGGCAATAAACCTGTCAACGCCGCCATGGCAAACTGATCCCGCAGGGTAGGGCGCGTGTCAATTTGACGCTCCAACTCTGCCTTTTCAATTTCCAAATCATTTATGCGCTTCTTAACCATTCCAATCATATTTATACTCCTCTTTTAATTTCGGCGCACCGTGCAACATGATGTGCCACAAAAACCCCAACACGGGCCATACAAAAGCCGTGCCAATAATCATTGCCAGCCAAGCTAGGCAGTATTCTTCATAATTAAATCTCATTGCATTCTTCCAATACTTTTTTAGCGGTGTTGTAGCCGGAGTCGGCATACATCCGCAGTGCGTCTCTCATTTTGCTGTAATTGTTTAACATACCACATTTGTCAGCAATTAGGTATTTAAGACCTTGACGCGCCAGATGCACTAATTCTTCTTGGCTGCATTCAAATTCAATTGTTGCGCCGCCATTTTCATGTTCTTCTATATTTAATACATTCATTTTTTGTTCCTATGTCCGTAATCTTTGCCGTAAAGCCCATGATTAAATGCCGGGCGTGTTGTTTTTAAATACTCCATTTCACGCGCCTCACGCTTACGGATCTCATCCCATTTCTCTAGCGTTAGTCTGGCTTCTTGCCGCCTCGCATGATATGCAAGCGTTATAAGTGGAATACCGAGTGGATGTGTCATGCCATCATCAACCTTTGATACTCTGTGTTATGTTGTAGCCAGTTATCCCAGTATTTAATGTCTTTGGCATTCATTGGGCCATATTGCTCCAACTTGCTCAAATGTTTTTTTAACATATCTTCTGGCATTTCCGCGACAGTCACACCGTTTTCTTTGTAATATTTAAGCAAATTTTCTTTCTGTTCCCTTGTGACATCATCTGGCCGCCATGCCGCCACCGAAACTTTTTCCTGCACAATCAACTTGAAGTCCACAAAATTGGTTCCGTCCTTATTAAACCAATAATTAAACCGACCGAGAAATGCCATTTCTACATGGCCGCCATTGTTATTCATTTCGCGGTATACAGCACAAGGCGTGTCGCGTAGGGGGGATGATTTATCCAGTGGAGCATATAACACCTCAAAGAATGGCTTTGGATGCTCTATGGTTTTCAGTGCCACTCCATCCGCATTCTTATGGGCTATGGCAGGCAGAGTTGACGCAGCCAGTACTGACCCCGCTCCAAGCAAAAGTTGACGTTTGTTAATCATTTTATTTTTCCTTTCATTGGCTCCGGTAACGGCTGCCAAACAGCGTCCATTTCTTGCAAGTCTAAATGCGCCACGTCTAAATATCTTCCGCCATTATAAATTCCGAGAGTAATGGACCACTCTTCATTTTCTTCATAAAAATATTGGCCTTCTTTCCAGTAATAAGAAATTAAAACCAATTTATCTTTTGGCGCGGTTTCAATTGGTTGCCAGTTCATTTCTTTTTTCTCTTTTTTGCTTTTTCTTTTACTACACGAGATTTTGTAGCCCGGTACTCTGCAATTTCATCTTCTTCTGCTTTTTTCATTTCTTTATAAAAATTATCTGGCACGGTATTGCCGTCCTTGTAATCTTGCACCTTGTATAGTTCATCCGTGCCATAGGTTAATATGCTCAAATAAATCCGCGCTTCCTTGACAAGACTGTCGTCAGGGCGGTCACAATCAGCCAAAGCATTACACAAACGCTCAATCATTTCTGTTGCACGTTTTAATGATGCTTTATTTTGCCCAAGGTCTTTGGCAAGTTCACCGTTGCGCCTTAACAGTTTATAGTTTTTATTAAGCAACAATTCTGTTTCTGTTGCCTGCATCCATTCAAAGCCGTCATATGGTTTATATTCACTCATGTCATTTTACCTTTATAAAAATTTGCCATTACCCGATTTCTACTCGCCACGGAATCCAAACCTAGCACTGGTTAACCAAGCTAGGCACTGGAGTGCAACCCAGTGGTCGGGGGACAGAGCGGCCCTTGACTTGTTTATAACACAGTGTATAACCACCTTGCAAGTGGGATAATAAAAATATTTATTTATCCACAGTGACGCAACGGAGCCTAGTGAAAATGAAACACTCTGATGAATACCTGCTTAATTTTATTAAAGTATTCAATTCATGCAAAAACGTATCAGCAACAGCAAGGCACTTAAATATACCCCGAACAACAGCCCAAACGCAGATGAAGGCGGCAAAGATAAGATACCCCGGGCTTCTTATTGACTTAAAAGAAGTTCCTAAACACCACGGCAATAACAGAATAATTTATATGGACGCGCCAGCCACTTGGACTGTGCCGCAATTTTACAACCCAGAAACACCAATCAGGACTGTTATCATTGGTGGTGACGCGCACTTTTGGCCCGGCGAACCACCTATTATGTGGAAAGCCTTTTGCAAGATTGCCAAAAAACTTAAACCAGATGCCATAGTGTTAAACGGTGACATACTGGATGGAGCGCGTGTGTCACGCCATGGCAAATTCTTTGGTGCCAAAGCTCCTAGTGTGTCAGAAGAACTTGAGATGGCACACAAGTGCCTCAAGATGTTACCCAACGCGCCAGAACAGATTTGGACAATGGGCAACCATGATATACGCTTTGACAATTACCTTGCCAACAACGCATCCGAGTTGGAAGAATACACCGGCTCCATTAAAGACCGTTTCCCAAATTGGAAATTTTGTTGGGCTACCGTCATTAACAATGTGGAGATACGTCACCGGTTTAGGGGCGGCATTCACACTGGCTGGAACAACGCTTTGCATTCAGGTGTCAGCATTGTGACCAACCACACCCACCAGCTTCAGATTACCGCAGTCCGCAACCGTAACGGCTCCCATTACGGCGTTGAGACCGGAATGCTAGGTGACCCGCTTTCTCCAGCTTTTGAGTATACCGAGGGCGCACCGACCCGTGTTTGCCCCGGGTTTGTGGTTTTGTCATTTGACGAGGATGGTTTTCTCATGCCACCGGAATTGGCAGAAATGGTGCGGGGCAGACCCACATTTAGGGGGGAGTATGTCTTTTAAAAGTCATACTCTGTAGGTAAAACATTCCTGTCCACCCCCTTTGACAGGAGTCTGTTATGTCCACCACAGTTATTGGTACGCTTTTGCTTCATTATGATGAGGAAACAGGTGATGAATTTGTTACCGTATCTTATGATGCCGACTTTATGGAATATGATGTTTATGCGCGTCTCTACTACGTTGACCGCGCCGTTGACGAGCTTCTCCTGTCCACAGACTTCATTGACGCTGACGAAGACGACTGTGAAGAAGAAGTTGACGAGGATGAAGATTATGAGGAAGATGAGGATGAAGAAGAAGCGTAATAGCTTCTGATTCGGGTACTACCTTTCAAGATAAACTTAAACCCCCGGATTGCACTTCGGGGGTTTCTTTTTGGCGCGGTTGTTACATGTAACATTTAAACTTCAGGCGTTTCCCTGCTAAAAAACATTGAGCTCATTTCTTCCACCAATTTACATGCAGCCGTATACGTTTCATATTCTGCTTCAGTAATTTCAATGACTTGTAATCCTTGAATTTTCAGTTTCCTTGTATACCATTCATCCGTTTCTGGCGTTAATTCTGCCATTGGATACCATTCATCCGCGCCAAGAATTGCTTTCATTTTTCTTTACCCCAACCCATTATTTCAGACACAAGAATAAACACCCAAAGAACAACAAAGAAGTGCCCGACAACCGTGCCATCTATCATTCTTCCTCTCCCAGCTCTTTATAAACAATTTCAAAGCTGAAATGGTCTTTACCTTCACTGCATCTTACAAAGTTAATGTTCTCAGGCAAATAATATTGCATCATTTTATTTTCTTCCCGCAGCCGTTCAATTTCGTCAGCGGCATCTTCATGCAGTTCATGAGTGCTTTCTTCGGGCGACCAACGCCGCAACCGTTCAACAATGTCCATCATCTTCCTCCTCTGGACCGAGCCGTTTCACAATAGCTTGTGCCATAGTTAACCGCCCATCTTG